ATTGTTTCTTTTCTTTATTATAAAAAACTTTTGTTGGTTCTAGTATATTATAAGAAGATATTACACCCTTTGTTCTTTTCTTTTCGATATATAATCTGCCATCCACATAAAATTGTTCAAATAGAATACTTGCGTTATCAGTAAACACCTTTCTATCAACATAGAATTTTTCTATATATTCAATTACTTTATTTTTGGCTTTAGTGTTTTTATCTAATAGTGTATTAGATTTTAACATAAATTTAAATGGTGCTGTGTCTTCAACATTTACAATCACATTATTTTTAATTTCTTCTATTGCTATTTGTACTTCTGTAAATAGAGAGGCACTACGATATTTTCTTATTAATTCATCTAATGTAGACCACACTTGATAATTCATATTTATATCATCTTTATGTCTACCATACACAAAATTGTTTTGGAGAGCGTTCTCGTTTTTCAATTCCGCTTCCCTGTTGACAACTACATTGTTTTTATTCTTCAATTTTGCTTCTGTTAATTTTTTAGATTCATTCAAAACATCTAAATATTTAGCATCAACATCACTTTCCAATATGATTTTATTACTCATTTAAACCTCTTAGTGTTATATTTGTAATTTATTTATAGTATTTTTGGATTGTTTAGTAAACTTTTTTTTTAGATGTATTTTTTACTTGCCTTCTTTTTTCATCTCAACTAGTTTTTCTTGAATTTCTTTGAGTTCATCTTCAGATAAATTACCACCTTCAACTTCTTCCTTGATTTTTTTTAATTCTCCTTCAATTTCATCAGCACTAGTTTTTTTAGAATTTTCTTTAATTGTTTGAATTTCTTTTTTAATTTCAAGCAATTGTTCTTTAGTATAATTACCATTTGCAATCATTTCGTGGATTTTTTTAATCTGTTCTTCTGGTTTTTGTTCATTTAACTTGCTTTCAACCAACTCTACCAATTCTTTCAACCCTTTAATTTCATTCATTTTAACTCCTTATTTTTAAAAATAAAAAAACTTAATATAACTTATTTATTAACCAACATATAAATCACTTCCGGCCGAATATTCAGACTTAAATTTTTCTTCTAAAGCTTCAACATCACTTTTCCCTTCAGTGTAAATAAAATTAGCATTAACGTTCGCACCACCTGAAAGCTGTCTATCACCAAATTTAGATAAATTAAAACCCCAATAAGATTTACTCCATGCGACAGCATAAGCACGAATCCAAATGTTATTATAATAAACAGGGGAATCAATATCATATCTTGCTTCAACTTCCAAGAATATTTCATCACCAATTTTAGGTGTTGGTACTATATTTAATTCTCTACTTTCAGAACTAAATTCAAATTTCACACCACCTGAAAAATGATTTTCAACCATAGTTGCATATTCAGCATATAATTCATAAGATATTATATCATAATTGTTATAACTAGAACCTGAACGCCAAGCCAGTGAATAGTCATCAAATAAGACACCTTCACCAAAACGAGCTGATAATGTGCCACTTTTACTTTTTAAAACTTCATTAATAGCCATTGTACCGGCTGGCAAAACAATGGAAGTAGGGTCATCAATCGTAATCTTTATTACTTTGCGTCTTGTGGATTCCATAGATGTTTTACTAATATAATATCTCAATGCTTTGTCAATTGCGTGTTTTACTTGTATCTTAGCAACTTCCTGATGTATAATTGGGTGTCCTAGTTCTACTAATATGTAATTAACAAATTCGTCATATGTTTGTATATTTATTATCATACCTTACCTTCTTTTTCAATTTCAATCATTTCATAAATTGATGAATTAACCAATTTTTTTAATTTAATTGCAAAATATTCTCTTCTAACATGTATTGATTTACTAGACATTATTAAAACTTCGATTTCTTGTAAAAAACGCTCAATTGCGGGAGCATGTATTAAACTAAAACGTTCAATTAGTGGCTTTGTTATCCCTGCTTCTTCCCATATTTGAGTATAATGGGTTACAGTTTTTTCAGCATATGATTTAATATTATTCATTTCAGTTTCATTGTCATAAAAATTTGAATTTAAGAATCTTAATGTTATAACACCTTTTAGAAATATATCTTTTACTGCTAATATTTTAATATTTAATAATTTCTTTTTTTCAATGTCTACATTATTATTCCCATTTATCATATCCTGTAATTGATGTAGATATGTAGATATTTCATGAAATAACCCCCTCCCACTAATTAATACATATTCGTAAACTACATCTATAGCAATATAATGTACAAATGTAAGAATGAAAAAAGCATAAAAAGGGTTATTTAAACTTAATATTAAGTTAATTGCTATAAAAGCTAAAATACCCGACAACAAGAATTTTACTATAAATGGTCGTCTCATTCTTTTTAACATATTAATTATTTTAATTTTCATTTCCATCTTCTCCATTTAGATATTTAACAATTTCTTCAATGTCATTTTTGTTTTTATCTGATTTTAAAATTAATAATAGTTTCACCAAAAAAGAACTTTTTTTATTTTTTAAAAAATTAACAATATCATTAAAAATAAATATAATGAATAATTGTACAAAAATAACACCTAAAAAATAAGAATGAATATGTGCAATTACAATAACCGTTTTGTATATAATTATATGATAAACCATTACAATTACACAATTGTTAATAAAAAACTTGAATGTACTTTTTAATTCTTTTTTGATTATAACTTCATTTGTTTCACGGTTAATTAAATATTTATATGCTACAAGAAATACACCCCTGAAAACAAGAAACAATAGTATGTATATATATATTAATGTGTAGCTTTCCAAAATAACCTTCAAACATATAAAACTATTTACATGTAAACATAAATCCCAGTTATTAGATTACCCTCTCCACTTATCATAAATCCTATTTTAAGGTAATATTCGTAACTGTAAGTATCTTTGTTTTTAGTGTATAAGTTATATAGCTTTAAATTATGTTCATCTATACTAGAAACACTATCAGGTATATCAAATAATTTATTATAAGCAATATCAACACTTTCTAGTGATTTATTAAGAATGGATTTTAAATTATCTTCAGCAACATCCAACATAAATGTATCAAGTTTATCACCTTTTAGTGTATATAATAAATTATAGTATTTATCTATTACTGGTCTTAAACACTTATAATTTTTTATTTCAGATAATTTTAAATCACAACTTATTTCTTTATAATTGGATACACTCATTTCACCTAAAAAAATATTATATTTAACATTAAATATTTCATCAGGGTAATTTCCCTTTATGTAATTAAACACATTTTCATTAAGTGTATAAAGATGTATTTTTTCACCTAATTTTCTTGCAACAGCTAGTTTAGTATAAAAATCATTATTAGCAAATCTTTCAGTAAAATATAAACTACTATTTTTATAAATTGTTTCCATTAATATATCACTTAATTTATCTTGTTTTAAACCATCTTCATAATCAGTTATTTTTCTTTTATTTTTTATTTTATATTTTTTATTCTCAATGTGAAAATAATCACCAATAATTTCTATCATTTGATTATCTGTTTTTCTATATTGCTTTTTTAACCTTGAATACGCTGATTTTGTGAATTCGTAGTAAAAATCATTATATACAATCACATTTTCAATAGGTGTTTTAAACTTAATTTTATACATATCACCTCTCATTCTCTGGATAAAAAATAGGCATCAACGATATCTGAAATTCCATCTTTGCCATATTTAATATTATACTTATCTGCTAATGTTTTTATATATCCTTTAACCAGTTTTTCAGGGATAGATTTAAACATATCCAACTTATCTGCATTACCATTTCCGGTGGCGTTTTTCTTTAATACTTTAATCCCAACAAGATTTATTTCTATACTGCTTTTACTAATCAAATATTTAATTGTACCAATTAATTCACCTATCTGATATAAACGCATAGATGCACGTGAAAAAGCATAGTTTTCTACGGATATTCTTATTGGATTGTGTGATATTATAAAGTGTGATATAGTATCTATTCGTTCATTAGGTGTTATTTCACAATCAACAAATTCAACATTAAAATTACCATCATCAGAATTATATTTTTTTAATTTTATCAACTTTTTTCTGGATGTTAATAATAATACATTTATAATACCATTATCAGTATTTTTTATATAAATACAAGATTTTTTTAGTGCAAGGTCACAACCAACTTGAATCATTATTGCAACTCTAAAAAATTAGAAATATGGTTTTCATTTATACTTGGTACATTCCAGATAACATTATAAATTAAAGTGAATTCACCTAGTGTTTGTGTAGAACCCAATATATTTATTTCAATTCGATTGATTTTATACACTCCATTTGGTAAATTGATAGATAAATCAATCTGATTTAAACCCTCGCTTCGTTTTGTCGGTATACCTGTTGTTATACCCCCCTTGTATGTTAAAACGCTTGCATCGTTCAATTTTGTGACTTCAATTTCTAAATAAAAATCATTATTATCAACATCAAATTCAGATAACAGTGCAGACTTATCAGGGAACATGAAATTCATATTGTTTCGGTATACATTAATTTGTGGTGAGTTTGCTAAATTTAAAGCCATAAATAACCCCTTAAAACATATAAATATTGTTACATATTTATTTTAAATAATAAAGTTATTTATTTTTTTATGGTTTTCTCCTATAGGTTTGAAATTTTTGTGTCTATTTCTTTTAAAATATCTTCTGAATAACCTGAAAATGAAAAATAACAGTGTTGGAAATTACTAACAGTTGCATTAAAATCAGTGTCACCAATTATAATATTCCAAATTTTATTATTTTTCCAATTTTCTACATTCCCGAATATACCAACAAATATTTCATTATTTTTATTTTGGTTTTTCCTTTTTAATTTTTTCAATGCTTTTAATAAATCCATAATACCACCTCAAAAAAAGAAGCCCCTTAAATGGGGCTTTAAATGTTAACCATTAATTATATAAGTTGTCCATACATTGTAGTCATCAAAACCACCTTTCTTCGATGTGCAATTTAGGTTCAACCAACTTTCAGGTGAACCAGATTCTTTTAAAAACCCTTCTAAATAACTATTATTTGTAAGTATCCCAGAATATGAATGTAGCTTTACTTTTATTTCTTCACCATTTTCATATTTTTCATAGTCTAATTGTAATTTATCACTTGCCATTTTTTCTTTTTGTTTTTCAGCAATCAAACCACATTTTTTATTTAGATAAGCAAATTGTTCAATATCTCTTATACCACCTATTTTTTTGCCATCTAAAGTGGCTTTTTCAAACTGTATTGTATCCCATTGTATTTCACAATTATTTAAGTAAGATGATATTTTTTTATACTTAAGACCATCCGCCTTAACAGATACGCTTGTTTCAACTTTACCATCTAAAACAATGTATTGTATGTTTATAAAAAAGGTATGACCTTTTCTTTTAAGTTCAAATTCTTCTTGATGACTATAATCGTCAGTAGGATTTTCAATATCTTTTAAAAGTTCAATTTCTTCAAGTTCTTTTTGTTGTTTTACTTCTTCAATTTCTTCCAATCTTTTAATTTCTTTTTCTTTTTTAGCTTCTGCATTAACACTTTTAAATTTCTTAGATTCTTCTTCTGTTGTATCCAGAAAAAGAGTTTGTGAAAAATACATTGGGTCATCTTCTCCATAAGACATATCAACATTTTCACTTGCTAGTGCAATGTCTCTTTTATTTTGTCTTTTCCCACCACTCCAATAACATCTATTCATTAATTCTTCTGTTATTTCCATTCCATATTGACCTAGATATTCACCATGTTTTTTAATAAAATTATTCAATCTTTTTTCATTTTGTTTTTCAATTTTTTCATTTTCTACAATTTCATTTCTTTCTGCTTTTAATTCAGAAAGTTTTTTAATTTGTTCTTTTGTACCATTTTTTGAAACGAAATCAGCCTTTTGAGTTCTCCAAAATTTATTAATATCAGTTTCAATAGCAGATAAATATTTATCTGCTATTTCTTCTTTTTTTGATGCAACAACATTTTTTAACTCTTCTAACATTTCAACATTTTCACCAGCAAATTCTTTACATTTCTTAATGCCATTACTATATAAGTAATCTGCATTTAAAACGTAATTTAAGGATTTATCAAAAGCTTTTCTATTTTTTTCATCAATTTTTTCTTGTTTTTTAACTTCTTCTTCTTTTTTTGCATTTTCTAAATCACATTCTTCAATATGATAGGCAATTCTAACCTTGCCGTATCTACTTGAAGATACTTCAGTTTCACAATTTAAAGTATGAGTTTCCCCAACTTTAAAACTTTTCATGGTTTCTTTTTTTTCAAGTTTCCATTTAAGAGAATAACCCTTAAATTCTGTAGTGCAATGTATCCATTTTCTTCCCATCTTTTCTATCTTTAGTGTTAATTCAATCATGTGATTCTCCTACAAATCATGGCTTAATTACCATCTATTTACAGTATATTGATTTTTCGGGATTTGTCAAGGGTTTTGTTACTTTTTTTGTATTATTTTTTAGAAATCTTATCTAACACAACTGAATGTACATTTTCTCTTACTATTTTATAATTGTATTTAGTTTTAAATTCATCATTAAAAAAGATATAATTATGTACCACTACACCATGAACATAACCATATAATCTTAGGTGACTTGGTGGATTAAGTTCTTTTATCATTTCTTTCGCAATCTTTATATTTTCTTTTCTAACTTCTTCATAGTCTTTCAATTTACCAACTTTTTTTAATATTCTTTCAAATAAATTTTCTGCTGTATTTTTTTCCAATACTTTCCAGTACCAACTATTGTTGTTTATATACACTTCCCATTCATTTTCGTATTCTAAATATTCTACATACCCGTAATATTTTCCTAATTCATTATATAATAAATCATCAATATCTTTTTCTATTTGTTTGATTATGTTAATGTTTAATGTTCTTTTACCCTTAGTCATATAATCCTCCCAGATTGTGGTTTAATTGCCACCTATATACAATATACTCATTTATTTAAATTTGTCAAGGCTTTTCTTACTTTTTTTTGATTATTTTTTAGATATATTACCTAATACAACTGAATGTACATTTTCTCTTAGAATTTTATTATTATATTTACTTTTGTGGATTTATGTTTTTTTATTTATATTCTCTAAATTGAACATGCTTGAATAGTGGTCTCTTTTTCACAGTACCATCCGGTAAAATTTCTTCACTACTTTCTCGCCGTGTTGTAGCATACACCGCAATAATACCATTTTTTTTACCAAAATTAACTAGGTTATATGTTACACCAAACTCACCAGATATGAACAATACATCTCCTTTGTTTAATTTTGAGATTTCCTTTTTGAATGAGTTAAGCATTTCAGAATCCAATTCCCCATCAGGTGGTACCTGTGAAAATCTCTTTTGTAAATCCTCACTAATAGTTTTAAATTTTTCAATACCATATTTTAATGTGGCATCTTTTTTTTGATTCTCATTCATTGGGTGGCTTGTCATTTTTAACATTGTCTTATTCATATCATTCTCCTGTTGAATCATGGCTTAATTGCCATCTATCTATAACATACGGATTTTTTTAGATTTGTCAAGGGCTTTCTTACTTTTTTTGAAATTTAATTTGGATAAAAAACAATAGTACTACACATGCTACCCATATAATACAGGAAATTAAAGTGAAATTAAGTTTTATTTATATCCCAACAATATTTGGTTTAATTGGTTCTTTTTCATTAACACTTATATTTGCACGTTCTAATTTAATTTGTTTTTCCACATCATTTTCTTCAACTTCAGATTCATTAATTGTGAAATACTCATTAAATACATCTAATCCAATATTGTTAATCATAGTTTTACAAGATTTACATTTTCCACAATGACTTAAGACATCATCATGAATTAAGGGGTTTTCACACGTAGATATCATTTTTTTTAATTTATCGTCAATCATATTCCATATATGTGTTTTTTTTATTTTAATCAAAGGGAATTTCAAAACAGGTCTTCTTACATATGTATGTATAAATGGTTTATAAGCATTATATAATCTCTTGATTTCGGGTAAATAACTAATTGCATCATCACCCATAACATAACCTAGATGTATTTCATCAATGCTACTAGAAAAAATACTACACCCCATAATCCATAACACCGGTTGTATTAAAGTTGCACTATACAGGTCACCTACTTTAATATCTACTTTCATTTGTGCACGATTAAATTCAACCCGATTGCCATACCTTTCTTTGAAATAATTATAAATTATATCACGAGCCTTGTTTTCCATCTTGGTTTGTGTTATGTTATTCCCTATTTCAAATTTAATTAAATAAACATGGTTGTCTGTGCTTGCTTCTAAAGCTTTTTGAATTAAATAAGTAGAATCCAAACCACCTGAAAACGGTATTAAAATATCTTTTCTCATTATTTACCTTCCTTTTTAAAAAAAATATTAACTAATTGGCTTATATTATTATAATCAATATTTTTCTTGGTTACTAATATATTATCAATAACTTCTTCCATATCTATTAAAACGCCTTCTTTAGTATTATATATATCAAAATCAATGAAATTATCCCCATTATCATATTCTAACACCAAATCATTTTCATAAAGTGGCGAAATAAATGGAAAATGTTCTAATTGATTAGCAATTTTATTAATTATAAGTAAAACATCTTTATGTATCAAATATGAATATTTTTCTTTTAAATCTTTCAATCTTTTTTCAATCTTTTCTTTCACGCTTGCTTTGTCAATCTTTTTATAAAAATCCTTAACTAATTGATTTATATTATTATAATCAACTTTTTTTTCTTTTATTAATACATAATCAACCACTTCTTCCATATCTATTAAAACACCTTTTTCAGTATTATATATATGAAATTCAATATAATCATAATTCCAATAATATTCCAATATTACACCACGTTCAACACCACGTTCAATTAGTGGATTAACAAAAGGTGGTCGTTCTAATTTACTAGAAATATTATTAATTACAAGCAATACATCTTCATGTATTAGATATAAACGTTTTTCTTTTAAATCTTTCAATTTTTTTTCAATCTTTTCTTTCACATTCATTTATTTTACCCTCCAATTCAATTTTTTTACATTTATTTTTATATTCACAATTAAAACAACCTATTTTATTACAAGTACATTTTTCAAGTAAACATAGTTGTTTTTTAAGTATATCAATCTTTTTTTTCTTCAAAAACAACTCATTTTCCATTATGCACACCTATAGAAAATAACCCACGTTCTTTTTTAAATGGACTACTAAATAACGTTCTAATACTAATATAATCAGCGGAATTATCAAACCATTCTTCATCAATGCATATACTAATTAAATGTATGGGATATATTTCTTTTTTTTCTTTATTACATCTATCTAATATGATTTTATCAACTTCATTCACAAACTTTTTGATGAAATCATTTGAATATAAATATTCTTTAAGATTTATAGTAAAACCATTCAAATATAAATGCGAAAAAAGCCTTAATAAATCGTGTTTTACTTCCTTATCTTCAATTCCATATTCACTTATCACTCTATATACGTATCTTATACTAATATTCTCTACAAATTCATATAGCTTTCTTATAGCCTTGTTATTATGTTCTGATGTTACAAAATATTCATCCATGTTTACCCACAAAAAATTAACTATGTGTATAATATCATAAGACTTAAATTTAAGGAATTAAATTGATTTATTTAGTTTTTCTGAATGACTTTTTAATATCAAAACCAGCTTTTTTTATTTTAGTGTTATTACAGACTTCTGGTATGTTTTTTTCATTAAATCTTGCCGTATACATCAATATTTCCTGATATGCTTCAGTGTGTTCAACTGGTGCATTTATAAATTTTAATGGTATATTTTCTGATACACTCCAAATGGATTCTTCTGGTTTAACGTAGTTTGGTTTAACAGGAAAATACGCCCATGAAACATTGCCGTTTTCACCTATTGGAAAAGCATTAAATATAATATTCAAAGAATAAACTTTATTTTTCATACAATATTCATCAAACACTTTTTTATTTAATATTTTATTAATATTTTTAAAATATTTTTGGTTTTGTCTTGCTTCATATTTATATAAATCATCAATATCATAAAAAAATGGACTCACACCCCTACGTTCTTTACGTAATGTCATATAATGATAATAAAGATTTTTAAATCTATCATTTATCTCATAAAAGAATTCGTTTTTTGGGATTTCCGCACCATCTTTCTCAAAAACTATATAAGGATAGAATTTTCCACAAAAAAACAACACACCCGTTAATAACCCAATATTATCATAATATTGCATTTTAGGGATGGCATCCCTATCTGATATAAAAGTGTCAAGTTCTTTTTCTTTCATATCTGTTACATTATTAAAAACCCGTCTTATATTAGTTTCCTGATAATCATATGCATAAAACATATAATCATAGAAATCATTGTAATTAGAATGTAATACTTTATTTTTCATATTTTCCTTCTACTATTTTTTTGAGTTTAACCCAGAGATAAAGGGCTATAAGGGATAGTACTATATTAATCATTTCTAACAAGAAAAAATTGTGACTTCTCATCAATATAATTTTTACCCACATAACACCTTTTTTTGGTTTTTCTGTCTATAATACCTGTAACCAAACTACCATTATTAAATATAATTTTATCACCTATTTTTAAATTTTTATAATCAGGCAATTTATCTAAATTATCTGGTAAAATAATTGTGTTATGTTGCCCTGAATGGAATAAAAATCTTTTATTGTTATCTAAAGTAGAATACACCACTATCAAACATTTTTTTTGAGATGGTGAAACCCCTACTTTACATATAGATAAACCTTTTCCACGGTTATATGTGCCTGTCCCATTTTGTGTTATAATAACCTTTGTGTCAACTTTTGCTGTCATAATATCAATGTTTTTCATACTTCACTCCCTTAAAAACATATAAACAGTATATAAGACAATTTCCAATATGTCAAGTTATTAATAAGTTTTCCCATAAATAAAACGACCAAACACCTTTAAGAAAATACCCACTACCATATCAAATAAAAATAAACCGATATAAAGCACAACAAAGGCAATTATAATTGCAAAAGTTCCAGCCCAACCTAATTGTGAAGCACCTACAATTTTAAGTACAATCATAAATATTTGTATTAAAAATAATAATTCAATCAATTTTTCCTCCATATTTCGTTAATTAACATATAAATAGTATTTTCTTGTTGTGTAGTAAAAGAAGCTTTAGTATTAATAAATCTTTCAGCCCAAATACATGGTGACTTATTAAATTCTTGTGATAGTGCACACCAATCACAAACCATTTCTGCCATTGATGGGTAATCCATTGTTGTTGCATCCACAATATTACCAGAACCCAATTCACCAATATTAAAATTTTTATCCCAAAACAGTGGATTATGTTTGTTGGTTGTCATATGATGGAATCTAGCTTGTTTGAATTCTTCCTTTATTTTATCATTAACAACATAATCCACTGTTTCATTTAATCTTTTTGATTCATGCAAATCTGTTAATAAAATATAAGGTTCAAGCTCAATTTTAGAAAACTTACTTCCATCATGTTTTTTAATTTCTTTAAATTCATCAGGTGTTATTAACCCTAAGTCAACCATTTTTTTAGCAAAATGTACAACTAATGCAATGTGTATAGCTGTACGTTTTACGAAATATTCCATCATTTCACGTGTTGTATGCTTACTACATTCCATCACACCACCTCATTTAATATTTCAAGTATCTTTTCTTCATTATTAAAATCAAATAAATTCGGATTAACATAAAAATTATTAGTAAAACAATTAATGTATTTACCACACTTTAATATTTCACCATCAAAACTTTTTAGTCTTAACTTATCTTCATGTTTTACAAGCATAAATTTTGTCTTAAATACTTGTTGTCTTAATTTATTTAATTCATTTACCATTTTTTTTGTTAATTTATCAGGTTTTACAGCACTATATACATCTAATAAGGTTAGTTTTTTTACGCTTAATATATTATCTTTATCAATAAATATTTTATCACCATCTTCAACATCAATACGTTTGGCTTCTTGTATTAATTTTATTTTTTTTCCATTTATTTTAACACCTTTTTCTGTCAATACTTTATTTATAGCATCACCATAAACACATGTTAAATAACCATATAAATTAATCACAGTATTCACTCCTTTCTTTTGCCATTTTATAAATTTGTTTGATAACTAAAACATTCAATAAATCTATATAGAAATCTGTAAAATTGACAACCTCTTTCACGCTATAATCACTTGTCTCATCAAATTTACTTAAATCATTAAAAAACTCTTTGAATTCATCCAAAAGCGTTTCAGAATCAAGCTTGTTTGTAAAATACCCATCAACACCACACCCAAGCAGTAGGTTAAACCTTTTTTTTGTATCTTCTATGATTTTTACAAATAACACATATTCCAAATCTTCCATAATTTCCCCATTATAAAAAAGGATTGAAAAAATTCAATCAGGTTATTATAAGTTTTTTGTGATATTTAATAAATTTATTTTTTTAGAATGGTTTTGATTTCTAGTGCTATCTTTGCGTTACTATGTTTTTGTATATCTTTTATATCAATTTCGTTCCCATCAGCATCAATAACCAAATCACAATTAATTTCATATTTACCATCCAACTCACTAATAAAATCTTTTGTTGCATCAGAATGTATAATTGTGATAAATTTAGATATTTCCTGATGTGATTTTACACCACCTTCTCTTGATATAATAGAGTTAATTCTGTGTGTTGTGATATAAGCAGAATAAATAGGGATTAAAGGATTATTGAATTTCACTTTTTTATTACTATTCTTTTTATTAACACCACTTTTATCATTAAATTTAATAGATTTCTTTTTAATATAATAAGTGTTTGCACCATTGAATTTTAAATCATATGGCTTAATTACAATACCTTCTATCATATCACTACCATAAAGGCTTTTTGCGTTCTCAACATCAAATTCAAGGGCTTCTTTTAATGTTTTAACACCATAATCTTTAATATAATATTCAGATAATCCCAATTCATTAAATAATTCTTTAGTTTTTTTAGGACTTATTAATTCACCATCCAAAAATAAATCATAAAATACTATTTGTTTATGTTTTGAATATCTAATTTCTTTCTGTATACCATCACCAAACATTTCACATTCTAATACAATATGTTTGTGTTTATTTTTATAAAAATCTGCAATAGTGTTTATAACATTTTGATAGTCTTTCACTACATTTTTATGTTCAAAAAAGTTAATGTTTTCACTTAAATACATAGTTCTTTTACCATAATCAACCACCATTTCTTGACCATCAAAAAATATTGATATTGCAAAATGTGTTCCATGAATTTTAGATGTTAAAATCCATTCTTGATTGTTATTAGTATTTATTAAAAGTTTATCTAATTTAGTGTTATAATGATTACCAATTGAGCTGTATTTTCTAAATGGAATTAATGTCAATTCACCATTTATTTTTTTATGGATAATACCACTCAATAGAATTCCACAATTAGAACATTTTTTATTGGTAATTTTTCTTTTAAATTCATTTAAATCACCAATATTTACAATTTTACTTTCACCACAACTACAATTAATTACATAATTCATAAAAACCTCCTGATGGGATAATTCCCATTATAATAATATTTTATTATGTATTTTTTGTCAAGTTTTTTAAAATATCAAGAAAAGAATTGATATTGTATTAATGATTATATGAAAAGTGTTGTCTATTATTATCATCAACCATGTTGATAAGAAGGGTGGCGTTTTTTCACCATAACCGAAATTAGTTTTACCCCAACTCCAATTAACCAGTTTAATCCAGTAAACCGCAAGCCTAAACCTATCAATCAAAAAATGTGTGGAAAATATTACAAATAAAGCTAAGGTAAAACCAGTAATAAAATAAAATAATGCAGTATATAAACCAGCATGTAATAATGCAATCCATGTTTTTTTTGTTTTATTATTTGCAATCCAACTATTTTGTAACAAATAATCCCCGACCAAATGAAATAATAAACTTAAGGCTATTTTACTCATTTATCACCACCAATTAAGATATTAAAATATGCATCCCAGTCTATAGTATGTTCCAATTCAGCCCCTCCATAAACATTGTTTTTACCAACATAAAATTTAAAATTATCACTATCAAAAACAAACCAATTTCCACATAAAGTAAATTTTTTACGTTCTTTACTATTTTCAACTCTCACACCTCTTGTTTCAAAACCTTTTTTTAATAGATATGCTTCCAAATTTTTAGGCGTAAACAATACTTTTATATATGCTGTTTTAATATTAACTTTAAAACCTTTTTTTAAATTTTCAATCAATTTATTAATTTTTTTCATTTTTAAAATACCTCTCAATTAAATTATCAACAGTAATGTTTCTATATCCATCAGCACCCTTCTTTTTTAGGGATACTGCGCCTGTATTATTCCATGTAAACACCCTTAAATATCTTTTAGTGTCCTTATTCAAGATATCAATAAAACCGCTGCCACTGTCGTATTTCATATAGTAATTACCCTCGAATCCTCTTAGTTTTTTATACCCAGAATTGATTTTAGTGTTTATGTCTTTTGTTTCAACGCCTTCGACGTCAGTTAAAGCTTGAAAATCAACTCTTGAATTAATCATAAATATCATTTTATGGTCTCCTGTTACTATTCCATAATGTTCATTTAACAAGTAAGTACAACCCGTTATACCAACTTTGTTTTCATCCTTAAATAATTCACTAAATTCCATTTCTTCTGTATTGTTTCCTATTATTTTTAATAACCTCATTTTAACCCCTTTGATTTTGTTATCAATCGTTGTGTATATCTTTTAACATTATCGACTGGAAAATGTTGTTCTAAATGTTCAAAAACATAATTTACGTTTACGTCATTTGTTTTATTTTTATCATTCGGAAACATAAAGGTAAGAATAAGTACCATCACATCCAGCATTTCCTCCCATAGCATACCAGATTTTTTATTTATATCAAAAATACGATTTATCGTATTCCTTGCATCTTCATAGTAATTTACAGACACACTTAATTCAATTTTACCATCATTTTTTATAATTACATTATGGATGCCAACATCAGGTATTAATATGTTAACATCTTGTTGTTTTACTAAAATTGTATCTGTTAATATTAAATCATCATATTTAATTTTACCAACAATTGAATCAGAATCATCAATCATATCTTTTTGGAAAATAATACCTATATTCCCCATCATTGCATTAAAATTAACACATTCATCAACAAAATATATATCAGAACCATATTCAAGTGGTACGGGTGAGCCAACATCATCATTAATGTTATGTAAAATTAACACACTACCTTTATAAATTTCATTATCCGTTATTTGATAAAAGATGTTTTCCGCTGTACATTTCGGACTAATCTCAGACCAAACTTCAAAAAAATTATCACTTTCTTCGTATTCATCTTTAAAGTTTGTTTTGAACTGTCTTATTACTATCATATTTGATACCTCACAAAAAAAGATATAATAACACAATAATTTAATTTAAGAAATATTTAATGAAATCTGTTATTTTAATTAAAACTAAAATGCTAGCATAATTATCACCACCCTTTACAGTTCTGGGTTTTTTCTTTTTTATATATTCTTTTAATACTTCAACTGGAATCATTAATGAAAATTTGTGTTCACCCTTTTTTGTAAAGTTTTGCACCCAAATTTCTGATTCTGTTGTTATTATACCCGAATCTTTACCCCAAGACGAAACCTCTATTACCATATTACCAGATTTAACCCATATATCCTTTTCTGTTTTAACTTCACATTTTGTTACACCAGAAAATATATTATCTACATATTCTTCCCATTGTCGACCAAAAGCCAAATCGATATCAAATTTCTTTAAAACTTTAATGTCTTTACTATCGTTTAGCATACCCTATACCTCCTCATATGTTTCTAAAATAATACCACTGCTATATCCACCTTTTTTCTTAATTTTATTTGAATATAAATCTAAGACATCTTCGATTACCATTTCCGGATTTACCAATAAAAATAAACTAATAACATCACATGCAAATGTACTAAAATCTGTTTTTGATGTTAAATCAAGGTGTTTTATGTCATCATTTATTTTTTTCATTACTTCTTTGTTAATATCCCCTTTAAGTGGTTTAATTGTGCATTTACCACCCTTTTCAACTATCATTTGCGGAACATTGTTTCTAACTAAAAGATTATAAACCGCTATTTTATTGTTTTCCATTTCACCACCTTAAAAATTATTTTCTAATATACTGATTCATACCACTTAATGTAATTGTTTTTTTAACTTCTTTTTTGGGTTCAGCACTAATACTATTATCAATACCACCTAATTCATTATCATTTCTATCTAAAGACACTGTTTGTCTTATATAATCCACATGTGGATAAAAGAGTACTTCATTTTCATGACCCATTCTATTTTTTAATAGTTTCATACCAAGTCTTCTTAGTTTCACTAATTCACCATTTTTAAAGCCACCAATAATAACATCTGCATGGTCATTAATTGCTTTGGAATCACCAATTTCATCAAGAGATATGTCAACTGGGTTGGCTCTATTACCGGCTCTTGTTGTTTGTGCACCAGAAAATATTATTGCATCCCTATCAATTCCAATTCCACGTAATACAGCAGCTATTCCACCAATTCTTTCATATGAATTATCACCGAAAGTTGCTTTCATAATTCCTAAATAATCTATTGCAATTAAATCAGGCTTAAAACCTTTTTTAACATATAATTGTTCTAAATAAGCTTCTAATTTATATGTTGTTAGGGAAAATGGTGTAAACTGTCTTAATACTAGTCTTTCATTCGTTTTGTATTGTGTACGTACCCTATCCCTTAAATCCTTGTATGATTGTTTATCCATTTTTTTTATTTCAGCTTCAGGTACACCACTTAAAGACCAATCAAATCTAGCAGCAATTTTATTAACTGGTATTTCTAAACTAACATATAATACTTTTAATTCAGGATTACTTTTTAACATTGCAGCAGCTTCAGATATCATAACCATCGTTTTCCCTACATGTGTTCGCATCATAAAAATATTTAATGTTCCCTTTTCGTATCCACCTTGCGTTTTAGAATTTACCCAATCAATACCAGATGGATATTTATGTCCAGATTGTGTATAATAATCATACATCTCTTCCCAATTTGAATGATATTCAGTACCTAACTCTAAATTAAAATTAATTTTAGCAACTTCTTTAAATAATTCATTGATTTTAAAAACAGCATCATGAGCATTTTCTAATTTAAAATCAATTTTTTTATACAACTTACTTGCTGTTAGCATTGCGTCGTGTGTTGCTGAAACAGTTACAAATTTTTCAATCAAATGCAATACAAACTTTTCAGTTCCACTCAAAATACCTATTCTTTCATTTTTAATTTGTTCAATTAATTTATCAATATTTGCAACACTAATTGCACCATTATGTATTAATATGTTACTTAATTGTTCAAAATTTGGAAGTGATTCATAATCCTTATAAAAGTTATTAATTGCATCCCAAACCAATGATATGTTTTTAGTTTCATTCTTCACATAGCTAAGTTTTACGTTATCATATAACATTCGATACATTGTTTCACCCTTTTCAGGTGTATCCAATATGTATTTAATCAATTTGCTATAAGATAATACAGAATCTTGTATCATTTAACCCACTTTAAAAAAGTTATAATGATATATATAGCATTTCAATAATATTTAAGAAAGAATAAAAAAGGGGGCTTACACCCCCTATATTAAATTATAAATTTAATTGTTTAACTTAAGACTTTGTAGCCATAAATCCGATATCAGCTAATACCAACTTTCTATAGTAATTTTCAGCACCATAAAGGTCTGTTGCAATACCATATCTACTAGATAAAAGTTTCTTTCTACGGAAATCATTTTCACCGATTGCAGACTCAACCTCGATTGGACGGTAAGGGCAAAAGATAATTCCGTTATCCCTTTCTGTCATTCCTTTATAACCAATTAATGCACTTAACGCATCACGTTGATTATCATTAAAAATATTGAATTTTCCACC